CAGTCAAGATTTTTGAAGGGTTAACTGGTTAAAAATCAGTCGTTTACAAAGGTGAAAAACCGCTACTGATTATCAGGCAGTTACAAGCCTTGGTTTTTTAGAAGGTTGAATTTTGGATTGTTTTACAAAAAGTAAACTTTAATTTACTCGTTTTTGTCATAATTCAAGACATTTTTTGCAGCTTTTTCGCATTGACTTTCAAAAAAACAACAATGAAATCTAAAGTCGTTTTCCAGTTGTCTTAAATCTTCGTTTTCAAAAACAAAGTTTACCTTGTGGTTCGAAACAAAGGTGTGAACCGCCTGCGTAAAATCTGTTTTATGATTCAGATTTATGAATATTGTTTTTGTTTCTTCAGTAAATTGGCTAAATATTTCAATAGCCTGCTCTTCTAATAGCTTTTCATCTTCTTTCATAATTCTCGTGTTATTGTTTTAAATACTATTTTTGATACTTTATCTTAAATCTAAGCAACTTTAAAGTATAAATGGTGTCTATATATCAAAAATAAATTATCGTTGCCTAGAGGGCTGTTTTTTCAATCTCTTTTAATTTTTTATACGTCAAAGATAAAACAAATATTTTGAACCACCAAACTATTTAAAAATTAAATCCATTTTTCTCTATGATCTCCCTTCATTTCATTTCCTTCTTCATCACAAGGGATGTAGCGTCCGGATTGTTTTTCGTACGTAAAAAAAGCTTTTTCCCCCGTATTTCCTAGATTGTTTTGCTTGACTTTCAGTACTTTAACGAAAACTAAATCAGTCGGACTGTAACCCGTTCTATAAACAACTAAGCCGTGGTAAGACATTTCAAAAAAAGCAGATGATCCTTTTACAGAGTAAAAATCAGGAACTTCATATTTTCCTGTTTTTTCATCTTTTTTCATTTTGAACGGGTGAGCTACCAATATAACCAAAACGTTCATTTGATGTGAAAAATGTGTAATTCTTCTAAGTATTTCTTCAATTTTTTCGTGCCCACCTAACTTGCCCTTAATTGACAGCATATTGAAAGGGTCAATTGTTACATATCTTAAACTTCTGCCCTCCTTTCTGGCTTCTGTAATTGATTGAGCAGCAGCCTCTAACACCTTGTTTATATTTCCACCGATTTTCACGGTGTCAATATGTCTAATGTACTGAGTGACAAAATTGTATGCCTTTTTTATTTCGGGCATATTGTTTTCTGTTAAGTATGTTTTGCAGGTAATGTTTTTGTTAAGTAATTTTCTAGAGAGCTTGATTATATGTTCTTCAGGCGATTGCTCGTAACCGCAAATGATACTATCGTGCTTGTGTATGCGAGCAAGGTCAATCAAACACTGATCAACGAACTCTGTTTTTCCGGCGCCTGGGATGCCCGTAATTGTCAGTATACCAGTACCTAAGAACCTGAAAATTTCAGAAAAGTTTCCCAGTGATATTTCAAAACCTACTCTATCCCCCTGTTTTGCTACGTCTAAGACATGATCAAACAGCTTTGAATAATCTATCAATCCGTTTTCTTTCTTAGGATTGCTTAAATCATTGTTTTCAGGTGTTTTTTCTTTTGTTTCTATATGAGAAGAATAATCAACCTCTTCTTCGTCATCATAAAAACCGTCTTCAGAAATCAACTTATAAGGCCACTGCGTTTGAGGATACTGTTTTGCAACCTCCGCAACTTCCAGAAACCTTTTTTTGTTATCCGGTGAACTATGAAAAGCCTCTTCGGCGTAATCTATAACAAACGACAAATCTTGATCAGGATGAACAAAACCAAATTTTGCCAAATCCAGCATTGAAACCTGTATATAGTGGTAATTATTACTTGTTTTGGATTCAATATCCTGAGATAGAACGGTTTCAAAAAACTCTTCAGCATCCTCCCATAAAGCCTTTGATTTATCCAGTTCTTCTAATTCAGCTTTCTTTTTGTTAACTTCCTTGACGTAAATAAAAGCTGGTTCAACATCTTCATTGATTAAGATGTTTGGATCATATGTCATTATTAAACAGTCAGTTACTGACAAATAATCAACATTTCCATATATGTCAAACTCTGAAACCAACTGTTTTCCTATTTGTCTATAACTATCAGCATTGACTAAATAAGGTTGAATATAATACAGGACTTTCAAACCGTTACCTGATGGTGAAATCATCACAGCTAGAACGTGATTGCTAGAGTCCATTATGTCAGCCTTGGCTTCTTCAATTTCTTCTAAGTCTACATTGTCTATATCTAAGATGATTAGGCCACTAGCTTCTGCAAAATTAGCCTTCTTTCGGTATTCATCAAAGATGCCGTGGAAGGCTATTGTAGGCAATTTTGTTTTATGTTCTTTTTCTCCTTTTCTGACTTTTTCAACTTGTTCTTTATAGTCTCCGTTTTTAATCATTTTTAACAAATCACCTATAGGGAACGATATAAACGTTTCAGTTTCAGACGTAGAGGCAAAAAAGCTTACTTTCTGTTCGATCATATTTTCTCAATCATAGTTCCCAGCAAACCAGATTCACGAACTTTTTTTGCCAAATCGTGATAAGTTCCTTTAATGATTTCGTTTCTCAATCTTGTTTTGTACATGCTATTTATTTTAAATTTTCGAATTCAACAATCTGATCTAAATTCAACAACTCTCTTAAAACAATTGAAATAATCTTCTTAGAAACCTCGTTTTGATTCCTAGGATCTTTCTCACGCTGTTGAAATCCTTTTATTTTATCCTGAAGCGCTTTTTTTAATTCTGATTTATGTTTTAATACTATGTCAACTACGTTATTAGGTAGATCATCGTACACTTCTTTAGTTGATTTTTGATACGCTTCCATTTTTATAATGGTTTCAATCTTTTTTTTTAAGTTATCTTTTTGACTCATTTTCAAATAAGTTAATTAAATCTTTAATTTGCTTCAAATTTTCCATTTGAATTTTCCCTTTGGTGTTTTGGTTTTTATCCTGCTTTAAATTTATTTTCCTTCATATGTATATTCCGTTTCTTTATTTTTAATATTATTTAACACTTTTAAAGATCTTTTAATGCCTTTTCCATACATTTTTTCAACCCTGCCTGAGCCAATCCGTGAGCCATCAGCTAATGAATAAACCCTAACCGTATACACATCATCGTCAGAAAAAGTTTTTGACAAATCATATGTAATCAAATCACCTTTCTTGATGCCTAGTTTTGAGGCGTTTAAGAAACTTTCCCCCTGTTTTGTCCTCCTAGCTTCTTCTAAGTATTTTGGAAACTTAGAGGCTCTAAAAATGGTGTCTGGTTTTAAATATTTGCCCATAAAAGGATCGTCTTTCCATATCGAATACCTGTTAGCAACAACCAATTTTAAATCATCTATTGAATTTTCCTTTAACCTTGTAACTATATTTATAGTTATAGATTTTGTAGTTGACTTAAAACCAGTGCCATACAACCCATTCATAAAGTCTATTATCTCAACCACTTCTGGCAAAACTGCTTTTTCTTCCATGGATCTTAAAGCCTTATTGTATCCACTCCATTCGATAAATCCGGCTTTATGAAGGTGAATTAAATCGACTTTATTTTTTGTAAAATTGATTTTTGTTTTAGCTTTTGCTAAAGTTAATTTTGGCGAAAAGTCTTTTAGGATTAAAATTGTAATCAAAATACCTCTCTGAAGAAGTGTTAGTTTCTCAGAGAGTAGTGAGTTTAAGTTATTTATCAAAATTTTCATAATAATCTATCGTTTTAGCAACTATCTCTAACAGGTCTTCTTTATTGTAGCCTGGCTCCCTCATTTGTTCTTCTAGTATCATGAGAATATAGAGAGGGTTGCCGCCATATAAGGCAATTTTAAGATTTTCAGATAAGTCTATCATATTTTTTCTATCTCCATTATGAAACCATTATGAAAATAAGACACCCTATATATATTACCATCTAAGCCAAGTTCTTCTGTATCTTCTGAGCGAAAAGTTCTATAGCTAACAGCAGAGTAAGGCACAGGACACAACGCAAGATTATATCCTCTTGTTATATAATTTGAAAACAATTCAGCACCTGTAGAAGAATTAACCACTATATTATTATCATCTTCATATAAGAATGGTATCATAATTTATTTGTTTAGATATCTTCTTTTGTTTTGTTCTTGAATTTTTATTCTATCTATGGTTTTTTTTAAAACCTTTACCCCTCCCTCAACCCTATATATATCTTGTTTTACTTTTTTTTGAGAAATTTTGAAACAATTATAACAAACTTTTGCGTGGGGTGTTCTTTTGATTACATTTTCTTTTATTGGGTGTCCGCAAATCGTACACTTTTTACTTGAAAGTATTTTATAGTCTACTTTCTTTTGACTTTTCTTTTCTTGTGTCATAACAATAATTATTTAAGTTTATACTCTGTTTTTTTTAAAAAAATCTATACTTGTCGAACTTGGTTTTTTAAATTAAACAAATCTTTCAACTTTCCAGTCTTCATTTTGTTCATTCTTTAAAATCATTCCAGTGTTCTTTTAAATAATCCCAATTTATGTTTCTTCTCTTTGCATAATACATATCAAACACACTACCTCTTATGTGATTTGCAAGTTCTTGGTTTTTTTCATGCAAATAGTTGAAGACAAGTTGGCCAAACCTCCACCCGTGCAGTCCATCTACTAAATGAACGTGTTTTACAAACTCTTCAAACTTCATATTCTATTTATTTTAAATCAAATTTCTTATCAACGCCGAATGTAAAGCCAAAGAAACCAAAATGTATTTCAATATTCAATAATTCACAAAACGCTATGTTTGAGTACAATTCAACCCCTAAATGAAAAGTGTTATTGATATAAAACCCAGCTTCTAAAGTTATCCTTTTTAAATACCAGATTTTGTCAACCTGCCTTGGTTTTAACAGTTTTTTTAACATCTTCATGCTCCTTGTTTTTTAATTTTCTATATTTATCTATATTTTTTCTAATTGGTTCTAAAAACGGAAATATGTAATCATACAATTCTTCTGTTGTTTGAAAATGGTCGTCATGAAAAAAGCATAATAGCTTTTTGATTTGTTTTCTGCAATATGCTTGTGAATTATTGTTTTCATATCTCATCTATTTAAACAAAAAGTATTTACTTTAGCTGTATTTTAATAAAAATTTAGGATTGATGGCTTTGAAAGATAGCAGTTTTTTACCATTTTTGATACACCTGATAACTATCCCCTCTCTTTGAATGTTTTTATTTATGATAGATTTTCCTTCTGAATATTTAACAATATCATCCACCGTACAGCCAACGTTTTGAAGCTTTCCTTCATATAGGATCGGAACTATAGGAAGATTGTATTTTATGCAAAAATCATTCATCTCTATGTAATTGTAATAATATTTTTCAGCTCTACTATGATCAATGATATTGAATACCCACATTTCAGGTAAAGATAATTTGTATTTATTTCCTTGAACCTTAGTGTCACCTTGTTCTCCCTGAATCGTTAAAGTTGGATTTTCTTTTAATATTTGTTCAATATTATATTTTTTTGCAATTTTTAAATATAAACTATTTGGATCGTTAGTGGTTAAGCTTCTGCTACATACAACAAATTTAAATTCCTTAAATGGTAATTTGCCAAAAATACCTTGAAATTTTGGTATCGTTTTACCAGTAAAGGTAACGGATTGGTAATCAATTTTTTCTGTAATATAGACCTCTTTGTCTTTGAATTGTTTTAAAACGTGGGGTATATTTTGAATCCTTTCTTCATCGGTTTTTGAAACCCAATAAGGGAATTTTTGTTTTTCTCTTTTTGTTAAAAACAATCTTCTAAACCACGAATATCTTAACATGAATTTTTTAAGCTTGTTCTTTTCTAATTTTATTTCCTGTTTTATTTGTTGCAGTTCAGTTTGCTCTGAAGGTGATAAGTGTTTTTTAATCCCCATAAATTCAGTGACATCTGTACCAACATCCTGCATTGATATAAAATCTTTCGGAATCGGTACAACTAACCCTTGACTAATTTGTTTTCTTAGTTTTATGGTTCTTACTCTAAATTTTCTATCCCTTAGGAACTCAAATTGTGGAACATCTGGAACTATAGAATCAACTTCTATATAAATTACTTTTTCGCCAATTTTAAATTCATTCTTTTTTACTACACATCTCCACCCTAATACTGTAGCTACTTCGATCTTGTCAGCTCCCACAATGGACTGCAAATCAATTATTTCTTCTATGTGTGCCAGTTTTCTTTTCATACGTTCAATACTTTAAAATTTTTAAATAGTCATCCCAAGTTATTTCTTCAATTTGCCATTTTGATAATTTTGTCTTGCACTGCTCTAAACTACTGCCTAATGTCCATTTTGTACAACCTTTTCTAGTCGCTTTAAAGGGGATTTTGCCCTCTTTCTTAGCTCTGTCTAAATTAAATTTTGTTGGTCTCATGTCAATAATTTTTAATTAATAATTCTTTTACCTTCCCCCGTTTTGATCCATCCGAATTAATAGACCTTTTTGCCAAAACCTGATTTACATCATAGTCTTTGTATAAGTCTAATATAAAGTCAGTTGCAGAATTAGACAGTAAAAACTTAACGCCTTTTTTTGTTAGGTTGTCACACACGGATTTTAAATGTTTTTGGTCACCCCTGTTAAAACCTCCTTTGGTATAAGCAGTAAAGTTTTTTGCACCTTCGGGGACATCATACGGGGGGTCAAAATAAACAAAATCATCCTTTTGGGCACTTTTTAATGATACCTCAAAACTTCCGCAATTAGTGGTAATATCATTATTGTTCAAATACGTGTTAACTGCGTTAAGTGTTTCAGTGTCAACAATTTTAGGGTTGTCGCAATAACCAAATGGTGAATTAAATTGGCCCTTACTGTTGACTCTATATAGGCCGTTAAAACAGGTTTTGTTCAAATAGATGAATCTAGCAGCTTTTGCTGTGCTGGTTAATATATTGAACGTACGTTCATTTCTATCTAAACATCTAACCTTGTAAAACATTTCTTTTGTGTTTTTGCAGCTTTTTAATTGATCTGTCAAGCTGAGTCTATTGTACTTTATGGAGGCATAACAATCAATCAACCCTTCATTAAGATCGTTAATAACGGCCTTTTTGGGCTGTATGTGGAACAAAACAGCTCCACCGCCTAAGAAGGGTTCAAAATAAGTATTGAAGCTCTCAGGGAGCAGCTTTTCAATGTTTTTCAAAAGCTGTCTTTTACCTCCAACCCATTTTACAAACGGTTTTAAATTATGGTTTTTCATAAGTAATGCCTTTTTCTGTTAATATTTTCCTCATGTGTTTTGCCCGGTTTTTGAAAGCCAGTTTTAGTTCTTGTGATGTTTCAGCTCCCTTGATGGCGCAATAAGTTTCCACATTGCCATGACTGTTGCAATAGGCTATAGTATCTGTATCTCCTCTATAGACGCAAGAAGCACAATTGGGAAACTTAGCTCCAGCGGTAAAAACTGCCTTGCACAATGTACAAGTGTCCATTGATCCGAAGCCCGTGAGTAGATGTGCAATTTGATCGACATAAGGACACTCTATAAAAGCTGTCCTTATATCCTCTAAGGTTATGCTTTCATATTTTAATATCAAAGCTTTAAATTCTTTTAAGTTTTTCATATCTTATTCTTAAATACAAAACAAAGATATAACAAAAAAATCAGAAAAACAAAATAAAGGTAAAAAATCACCCTTATTTAACGAATTTTAACAATATTGAATCTTTCATACATTTTTGAAGCTGGTTTTGCATCATATTGATCCAAATCAGTTTGTATAGGATAACCATCCACATTATCAGTGTTTTGTAATTCTATTCTAACATTGTTGATAGTTCCATTTTCTTTTACAATATGCATGTTTTGAGAGGCCTTAGAGTTTAAATCAAGCGCAAAGGTACTATATGTATTTTCTCCAACTAAAGAGCCACTACGGGCGAATATATCACCAATATTTGCAAAATGGATATGTCCAAACAGCACAAAATCAATAGTTATTCCTTTGCTTGAATATTTTCCTATTATTTTTTGGATATTGGCTTGTGTTGCTTGTCCTAACGATGCTCCATGTGTGAGGAGAATGTTTTTGCTGTTCACACAAATTATTGTCTCAACCGGGTTTGTGTCTATGAATTTTACACAATCCGAATTTTTAAAAACCAGATTTAACATGTTGAAAATTACAGAATCATAATTGTCCGTAACGACCATATTTGTAAACCCATACTCAAAGGCTCTTGATTCATTACCGGTCACATACACAACATCCATTTGATCACATGCTTCCATCAAATCTTGAATGAAATATTGGATTAAATTAGTTGCTATCATTGCGGCTGTCATCCTATTTGTAGACATATTCAACTTCTCATCAAGCCTTCTGTCTGAGTTAATTAGGTCTCCTGTCATCGCAAAAATAACCTTCTTGATATTGTATGACTTTAGCTGTTTTTTGATCTCTAAGGCGTACAGGGCCATTCTTTTACTAGCTATATCAAAATCATACCTATTGCCCTCTAAATCAACCAATTCATTGAAATGAGTATCTGATAATTGAACTATAGCTTGATTTCCACTTAATGAGAGGTTGGGCTGAATTGTTTTTTTGATTTTCCAATTGATTTTGTCAAACTCTTCTACAACAGCCTTGTTTAGATTGGTTATAACGTTCTCTAACCGTGCGTGGCTCCTAAACGCTTTTCTTTCGATCCTGTTACTGTCCTGATACTCTTGCTTTTCCTTAGCCAATCTAACATTTTCCACAAGAACTTCGTTTGTAAAAATCTGTTTTAGGCTATCAGGATTGTCAAACATAGCCTTATATACCTCGGCATGACGAAAGGATATGTCCAACGATTTCATTATACGCCTAACGGTAACTTTTTTTGTTATTTTTAGATCTTTTATTTTCTCAAAATCTTCTTTGTTTATTATTCTCATTTCAAAAATGTTTTAAATCCAATTACGAATCTATTATTTTCGCTCCAGAAATAAGCGGTTTTAAAACCGCTTATGTATATATATTCTTCAATTTCCATATTTGTATTTAAAAAGTTTTTCTACGCCTCTTTTTGCTCCAGTATTTTTTGTAAGGCTGCTTACAATTTCTTTTTGCCAAACACATTCAAAATCGCCTGGAGCTTTGTATTCGCTAACAAAAACAACATGTCCTTCATTTGATTTTTCTCGACACCAGTTCCAAAAAATATCATAATTGAGACTATTCCTATATTTTGTCGTACCTTCATATGGAGGATCGCAATAGATTAGGCTATTGGGAGGAATCTGTAAGTTTTGATAGTTTGATAAGACAAAGTTAACGTCAATTATATTGGGCAGCTGATTTAAAAGATTTTTTTTTGCTTCTGTACAATAATTTCTGGCTGTCTTGTTTGAAAAATCTGCATTTGGTGTATCTTTTCTTATACTCCTTGCATATCCTCCAAACCATTTTCCAGAATAACTACACCCAAAACCTATGAATGCGGTTCTAGGATTTACTTCTCTTTCGATTCTGACTTTCATATATTCACCCTCCGACACACGATCGGGCGGCACATAGCCGTTTTGAAGAGATTTAAATAAACAAATCAAATAAGGGTTAGCGTCAGCCCCTATTCTTTCTCCTTCGACTTTATCGATCATGTTTGCGCCTCCCACAAATGGCTCCACCCACGTCATTTCCTTTTTTCTCTCCTTTAATATTATTGGCAAAATGTATTTTGCAATCCTGTTTTTTGACCCCATGTATATCATAGACTAATTTTCGTATAAATTATTTATTTCTTCTTCGGTTACGTTCAAGTTTCTCATCAATCTTGACATATAATCATTCATCATAACCTTAATTTCCCAGTAGGGGGGTACGATCATTTGTTCAGCAGACTTTCCGCCCTTCAAGCAGGTGCCTTGCCTCGCTCGCTTCAACATAGGGTGTATGGTGAAAATGTCATTTATTTTGATATATTTTTTCTCTTGCAACTCCTTCATCATAACCTCACATAGAGCCTGCATGATCGTATATACATCTTTTTTTGTGAAGCCAGATTTTTCTGCAATTTTTCTAGAAAGGGCTTTGATGGCAATTCCATTTTTACCTTTTCTTCTTATCAGTGATTTTATTTTTCTTTTTTCTGAGATCATTTTTTCAAGCTGATCTTGTGTCCATTCGGTGTATTTCATAATTCATTATTGTTATCCACAATGAGAACAGCCGCACGAAGAACACTTCATACATCCCTCTGTCATTGTCATTTGTTCTTTACATTCTGGGCACTGAACGCCCTCTTTTTGATTTACATATTTCAATATAACTTTTCCTATAGCTTTGTGGAGGCTTGAGATTGTTGAAAATTTCCCCAACATCCTAGCTATGTATACAGGATCAACTCTGTGTCTTAACAAGCCGCTAACCAGTCTAGTTTCATTCTGTTCTGTCTCTACCATGTGATCACATAGATTTTCTATAACTGTTTCATTTTCACCTATATATTTATAATGTCCTTTTTTAACTTTTTTAACCACCCCCCTTTTTGATTTTTTTGGAATTGATATTTTTTCGTTACAAAGAACAGCAAACACCTCATAAGGCTTTCCGCTCAACAATCCAACAAAAACAATGTGTTTTTGACCTCTAACGCTTGTAAAAAACACATCACACTCTAAAATTTTTGGTCGTTTTGCGGCACTTATAGAAGAAAAGTCTTCTGCCTTAACTTCTTTAACTGATTTTGTACTCAGCACGTTTCCACGGCTGTTTTCTCTATATACGGTAACGCCCTTACAGTCAGCATGATACGCAGTTTTATAAACTTGTCTAACTGTATCTTCAGTTGCATTTTCGGGCATATTAACAGTAACTGAAATGGAGTGATCAACCCATCTTTGAGCAGCTCCTTGCATTTTAACCTTATTGATATAATTAACATCCTGTGCAGTTGCTCTGTAGTAAGGAGATCTCTTAAAAGTCTCATTAAGTTGATCTCTGCTCTGGTTTTTCAAAACCGTTTTTGCGGCCTCGATTCTCAATCCGGCTTCAACAGAAAACCATTGAACAAATGGCTTGTGAAAAACTGTGAATTCCACCCACTTATCTCCGCTTTCATCTTCAAAATCAAACTTACCATAACTGTTTAATATTTTCTTTTTTCTGAAGTGATAAGGCGAAAACAAAGGCTCTATCCCTGACGTTGTTTGAGTCATTAAACTAACCGAACCAGTTGGAGCAATCGTTAGATTTCCGATATTTTTTCTGCCAGTTTTGGTATATTGCTCAAAAACAGAATCACTGATTTGAAAATTGGTTTTTGCAAACATTCTTTTTATGAAATCAGATTTTTGATCCTTATCAAAATTCCAAATAGGAAACGCTCCCCTTTCTTTTGCTAACTCTATGCTTGCAATGTATGACGATGAACCAAATAGCTGTTGTAGGTCAGATATAAAATCAATGCTTTCTTCTGATCCGTACGTAATACCTAAAGCCGCCATCATGTCACCTAAACCAGTGTAACCTAAGCCTGTACGTCTGCCTTGTATGGCTTTGTTTTTAATCTTTTTCCAAAGGGTTTTTTCAACTTCTAGTATATGTTCAGGTTCTTTTGATTCACTTATTTTTCTTAAAATACTATCTATTTTTTCAATCTCTAAATCAATAAAATCATCTAGCAACCTTTGTGCTATTTTAACATGTTTTGATAATTTTTTTTTGTCAAAAACAGAGTTTTTAAAAAAAGGATTTTTTACGTAGCTTGATAAATTAATCGCTAACAATCTACAACTATCAAAAGGCGGCAATGGAAGCTCTCCGCAGGGGTTTGTTGAAACTTCCTTCCATTCTTTCCCGTATCCTCGTGCCGGAGATTCACTTAATATTCTGTCAAAAAACAGCAAACCAGGCTCTGCTGACTTCCAAGCGTTTTTGACCAGCTTATCAAAAAGCGGTTTTGCTTTCTCTTGTTTTACAACCTTCCCCTTGAAAACCTTATCATACAGTCCGTTAGACAAAGCAGCATCCATAAACTCTTCCGATGCCTTGATCGATACGTTTGCCTTCGTTACCTTGCTTGTATCTGTCTTAATATCAACAAATTCTTCTGCGTCGGGGTGAGCTACATCTATGCTTAACATAAGGGCCCCATTTCGACCATTTTGTGCAACTTCTTCTGTAGAATTAGAATATCTTTCCATAAAAGGCGTTACTCCAGAAGAAGATTCTGCCGAATTATTCACCCTGAAACCCCTTGGCCTTATGTGGGAGAGGTCATGACCTACTCCTCCACGCCTTTTCATTAATTGAACCTGCTCTTGATCAGTTAGTAGTATGTTTCCATAACTGTCAATATCTGAACCAATCACAAAACAATTGCTCAAACTGGACAATACGTTATTGCCTATTCCATACATACCCCCACCCTGCGGGACAATATATTTGAAATCTTTTAAAAGATTGTATATTTCACCCTCGCTTATAGGGTTGGGGTATTTCTTTTCAATCCTTGCAATCTCTTTTGCTAACCTCTTATGCATATCATCAGGAGTCAACTCTAGATAATCATCCCCGTTTTTCAAACAGTATTTGTCTACCCATACGTTTGCCGCAAGTCCATCGCCATCAAAATACTTTAATGTTGTTTCAAAAACTTGTTTTCTTGTCATATTATTTGTTTTCTTTGATTATTTTTGTAAGGCAGTCCGCACAAACCGTATGGGTTTCTGTTTCTTCGTCACAATTAACACAAACAACCTTGTTTTGTAACAACAATTCTGTCAATGTTTTTTCAATTTCGTTGAATCTTTTTGTGTATCTTTTTAATTTTGCTAAATCACGTTCAACGGCCTCTTTTTGACAGTCATAGTTTTTGCCAAAATCGATATTTTTGTTCAATGTGTCAATAGCTAATCTGTTAATACCGTGCTCTCTACATAATTGCACTAATTCATCTATTGTCATAATATTAGTTTTTTTATATTGTCAACTGTAATTCCAGTTATTGACATAGTTCCTGTTTTTGATCCTCTTGTTTCAAACAGGTTTTGCCAAGCGTTTTTATCTTGTTTCCAAGCGCACATAGCAAATTTTACCAAACGCCTGTCTGACAACTCCATAGTAGCTTCTTCTGGTTTAAGTTGTTTGCCATTACCTTCAGTTAAATTTTTATAATAATAAACTTGAGCGTTATCATTAAATTTTAATAATCCTTTTGTTTTATTTTTCCACCAACTAGGATACCAGAATTCTACATCCTTTAAATATCTCTTATTTCTAGAAGATTCTACTAACCAACTAAAAGCTCTATGTGTTCTAAGATGAGATATAACTTTCCAAGGTACTTGACCAACTATTATTTTAAACCCTTCAGCTTTTTTGTTACCTATCGTTTGCAAGTAATTATGATTAAGTATGTTTCTATAGTTTGTATATATTCTATCATAATTAAACTCTCCATACCGATGAAAGTTTGCCGACATGGAGTCCAAACTATCCGCTTTAAACACAGCAGGAACAAACTCAAAAGGAGTGCTAGGTTTTCCAGCAGATTCGACCAACAACCTCTCATAAAGCTTAACCCTTTTTTCCCAAGACTTATTTTTTAGGGTATCATGGTCGTCAAATTCGTCCTCTCTTTCTGTACTGTATTTAAAGCCCAATTTGCCAGTAGTTATGCTGGCTAAATCTGTAACAGCTTTAATTCTAGCCTCTTCTGATGAATTAAAAAGGGAAGCATCGACTTCCCCAACATAACAGACATTTTCAAATTTTATTTTATTTTTTATATCTAACATTACAATAATTTTTTATGTCGTTTATAATCTGCCAACCAATCTGCCATCATATTTCCTTGAATATGAGGATCTTGTTTTAACAATTCTTTTTTTTTAGGATCTTTTTCCTTCTCTACTTGATGAGAGCGAATGTGTCTCATTTTTAATATCAAAAAACGCCTTTTTTCAAGTGATTTTAAAATCTTTTTCCACAAATCCTTATTTTTTACTTCACCGGATGAATTGATCCAATCATTTGCAACCCATTTTTGCAAACGGTTTTCTGTAAAGGTTTTTACAACGTACTCAGAATCAGAGTATACTATCAACTTTACCGGTTCTTTGTTTTTTTTTGGTACGTGAATTATTGCGTGCAACAGGGCCATAACTTCCATTTGACCGGTTTTGGCCTGCTTGAAACCAAGCGAAAAAGCTTTGGGTTCGCCTTCCAAGTCTGAAAAGTACACACCAAAGCCTCCTCTACCTTTATTTTTCCCTGCAACAACTGCACTACCGTCTGTGTATGCAATTATTTCTTTCATTTTATAATTTTCACATTTTTACCCAACTCCTCACACACTTCTTCTAGTGTCATCTCTTCGACTTCTTCAATCTTACATCCAGAAATATATTCAAAACCTTTTTTAAAATTCTTGGCTTCTGGTATAGACGATAATTCTTGCCACTGCTTTTGCGTTACCGATTTCCAAAAATCATTTAAAGTTTTTGGTTTATCTTCAAAAGTAAGTATTTTTTTTGCGATGATTCTAATTTTAAAATACCTATCTCTTGTAACTTCAATATTGAAAGCTCTATATATTTTTTGTTGAGAGCTATTTTTATCGTTATATTTTTCAGAATAGCAAAAAATATTGAATTCTGTCATCTTTAGATTTTTACAATAATAACAAGACTTACAAAAATCACAAGAATTACAAGAATCACAAGAATTACAAGAATTACAAGAATTACAAGAATTACAAGAATTACAAAAATCACAAAAATTACAAGAATTACAAAAATTACAAGAATCACAAAAATTACAAAAATTACAAGAATTACAAGAATTACAAGAATTACAAGAATTACAAGAATTACAAGAATCACAATTTAAATTTACCATAATATTATTCTAATGTTTAATTTTTAATTTTTAATATTTTGATTTTTAAGCACATATGTAAAAACCGGTAGACGATCTTCTAGGTTGTCACAAATGTCTATTTCATCGCCTTGAATCCAACCTTGATCGATATAATGAACAAGCAAATCAAGTACCTCTTCTTCAGTTTCTCCGGAAATTTCTATTATTTCAAAATGTCTAGATTTCACCATTTAAATTTTATAAATTTTTGCACCATACCAATTCCCGATTGGCATATCCTGATTAATCAAAATATCAATTTGCCGCCTACATCTAAGATGCATTCTGTCTTTTACGGTGTAAATACCGTCGTACGTTGTACCAACGACCCTTACCTTAGTGTTGTTAGGAAAATCCTTTTCTAAGTCCCTTGACACGGCGATAATGCGGTGTTTAAACGGGTCTTCTAAATCAAGTTTGAACATAAAAGCTGTATGAGAAGGGTCAGAATCGCACTGTTCAACAACTGCATTATAGACGGTTGCCCTCACATCAACACCGGCCGTCATAAGGCTCTCTTCTAGCGGCACCATAGGTTTCATTTTTTTAATTTTTTTTGCCTTTGGCTTCTCGATTGGGATTATTTGTGGGATAAAAACCGTATCGATTGATACTTTTTTGTCCTCCACATTGTTAAGAATCTGTGTTTTTAAATCACTGATTTTCAAATGGTTTATCAAAACCGATGTCGATAATGCAAAAAATAAAATAACATTTGCATTACAAAAATAAAATTCTCTTTTTACTATTTTTTCGTGTCTCATTTTATTTAAGTTAATTAAAATTCTTTACAAAAGATAATATAAAAATTTTATATTGCAAATTTATTTTTGATTTTTTAAGATTTCTTCTTTGATGACGTTTAGATCTAAATTTTGAGGATTAATGACAGCGTCAATATTTAGAATCCATTCTAAAACTTGAGAATCAGTGATTGAGTCTTTTGGGTTCAGTGAAACCATAGTGCTCCATGCATCTAGAACATTAAAACCGGCATCTTCAAGGCTGTTATCTCCGTTAGCGTTTGCCCAGCGATATTTGAAAATCTTATCTCCGATATTCTGTGTTACAGTGAAATAGCTTATCCCGCACCGATGATCGCAATCTTCGTCTGTGCTGTAATTGCACAAGAATTCAGATGTATTTTTCCATACGTCAAAAGCAATAATTGGATTTTCTGTGTAGTCTTTTTGCTTGTTTAGTTCTTTAGTGAAGATTTCTACGTTTTTTCTATCCTTCAGCTTTAGAAAAATGTGAAACAATCCCCTTTCATTTTTTATTGCTTTTTGGATCTCATTTTTTAAGACATCTATAGGCAAATACTTGATAGCCGGCCATGGTTTTACTCCTATCCTTTTTGCCTGTTTTATGAATTTTTGTTTTTTTTCAATATCTTTTTCTCGCTGTTTTTGAATATCAACAGCCCCTTCTGATATAAAAAATTTTCCACAATCTTCACATATATATGTGTTGCTTTTTCCTTCCACACTCGCAAACACTATGAATTCATACGCAGAATCTTCGTATTTTTTACCGCAATTTTGGCATTTATCGTAAGCTGTTCTTTTATTGATTCTTAACCAATTGTCTTTTTTCGTAAAAGACAAGTCAATTTTTTTAATTTTTCCTAATTTATTTTTCATTTGTTTCTATTTAAAAACATTTTTATTATTTTTTATTTGTCTTAAAAACGCTGATAATCTAAAATGTCGTAAATTGAGTCTAAGTTTTCAATTTTAGAAATATCAATTAATTTCCGTTCCGAAATTGAATAAGCATGTTTCAAATCACCTGTTTTGTTTTCTGTGTAATAAATAACTTTGTCAGCTAATTTATACACAGAGAGCAAAACAGGATTATACTGTGTCATAAATCCAAATCCGTCTAAAATTGTTAGACTTATGTCAGCAGCATCATCCAATAAATCTAATTCGATTCTATATGTAATATGAGTATTTATTTTTTCTTTAGGCATTTTTTTTACAAAAAGTCAATATTGGAAAAATCAGAAACTTCTCTGATCGAATAGTCATTATCACAATCAATAACAATGACATTTTCTTGTTGATCTTTTTCGGAATCAATTTCCACAACTTCATCGTCCAGGTCAAAGCGATTAGCCCAAAAATATGAAGCGCTATTAGATCGTCCCATTGAAATAAGATATTCATCTTCTATCAAGTTCTCAACAACTTCATTGATCATTGCTGTGTAAACACCTTTTCTCTGAAATTTTTTTTCAACCTCAACGCTCTCGACAAGTGTATATATGAATCCGCCCATATATTCATCTTCTGCAACTTCTGCCGAAGCTAAACACAAAAAACCTACTCTTTCATTATTTATAAAAGCTGATACTGTCAGCTCTGTTTTTTCTATCTTAATTTGATTTTTCATTTTGCTATTTTTAGTATGATTGTGTAATTAAATATATATGCAAATATACTAATTATAGTAATACAATACAACTATTTTAACATTTATTAATATTGCTCTTTAAAATCTTATTTATAACTGCTTTTTATTTCTAATTTGTTTTTCATTTGTTTCTATTTAAAAACATTTTTATTGGTTTTTGTTTGCGATTGCAAACGTTAATCAAGATCAAGCCAGTATAATTCTTCTTGACGCTCTGCTTCTAAGTCCATCATATCGGCAAAGTCGTCATAAAAAATATAAGAAGTGTTGCTTCTCAGGTAGTCATCTTCACTTTCAGCAGTAACAAAAGACGAACCTCCCATACTTGTCAGCGTTCCGCCCCTTCCGTCAAAAACATATTCTCCAAAAGTTGCAATTTCTGTTTTTATTTCAAAAACAACCAACCCTTTTAATCCTCTATTTGTTTTTGCATTAGGATTTACAAATAGAGGCTTTTCGTTGTTTTTTTTAAACATGACATATTCGCCATATTCGCCATCTCTCAGCTCACCCAAGCTTTTATAGTTCGGGTGAGCATACATTGTTTCTATTTTTGTATATGTTGTCTTAAAACCGCTTTCTTTTGCAAGTTTTAAATTGTCTTCGAGGATACGTTCTGACACATGATCAGACTTTATGCTTCTCCAGCAGTCATCATAATCTGTCTGATGGTTGGCAATTCTTTCAGCTCTATCTTCTTTTGTGGCAATTATGCGTTTTAACTTTGTTTCTAACTCTAAAATTATCTCATTAACTGTTAATCCGCAAGGTAATTTGTCTGAATTTTTCATAGCTGTATTGTTAATTGTTTATACAAATATAGAAACAATATTTTAACTCTACAACTATTTAACGTTTTTTAACATTATCTTTTCAGAATCTTATTCATAACCGCCTTCATTCCCGAATTGCTTTTCTCTATATCAACCCCCTTATTTACAGCTTCCGTTACTTTTTCTTTCTCTTCCAACATCTCCCACATTTGCAAATCTATTGTATCAAAACTCAATAGGTAAACTATCGAAGTTACCATTTTTTGCCCTAAGCGGTCAATTCTGCCTATAAGTTGGTGTAAATCAGAGGGTCGCCAAGGTAGCTCTAAGACAAGTGCGTCAGAGCAAACATTTTGCAAGCCATCGACTCCTGTGCCTGCTGAAATCATATTAGCAAAAAGAAAAATATCATCAGATTCAGTCCAATCTTTAATTATTTTTTGTTTCTTTTTTGCAGTAACGCCTCCGGCTATGAGCTTTGAGTTGAATTTTTCAGCTAAAAACTCCAAAGGTTCTCTGTGTGAACCAAATACAACTAGTTTCTTACCACTTTCTTTCCAGTCCTTCAGATACTTCTCAATTGCTTTTAATTTGCCTTCAATAGCCAATTTTCGCAAAACACCTAGGAAAACCAAATTTTCGGCCTCCATAGCCCTCTCTGCTGCATCTTCTCCATGCGTGTCATACATATAGTCTATAAACTCATTTTCGGCCCTTTTTATATCTCTCTTGTTTGTTATATCAACTTTTACGACCTGCTGTATGGAATCAGGTAGTTCTTTTAATACGTCTCTTTTTTCACGCCTTATGTAACATGTTTCTCTTAATAATTTATTGAGTTCTAATGTATTAGTTGCTCCATCGGTAACCCAACCGTTACGACCTTCATAACCTCCACAATATTTTTTTACAAAGTGTATCCAGCTTGTTGTTATAAGGTGGTCTACTTTAGCAATTTTTAGCAAATTCCATAATTCAATAGGTTTGCTCATCGTAATTGTACCAGATAATAATTGAACAATCGGTCTTTTTTTAACGATTTTTGAAGCTGCTTTTGATCTTTGAGATTTTGGATTCTTGAGAAAATGAGCTTCATCAAAGATTACCATTTTCCAGTCTATGTCCTTCAATTCATCAAACCTAATGGTTGCGCCTGTTCCGGCTTTCTTGCCTATGATATCGTAATTAATTACAACTACATCGACTTTCCAGTTGTTAGTTTTATTTTTGGACTCTATGACGGATATTGAACGGTTTTTTGTTACAATTTCCCCCCATTTTTCAAACCAGTTATATTTTACGCTGGCAGGAACAACAACCAAACAGGGGAAAGAATTGGTTATTTCTGCGTAAGTGATTGATTCTAAGGTTTTTCCGCATCCAACGTCATCTCCATTAATTATATTCCCCTTTTGTAGTCCAAAACCAAGTGCCTCAACCTGATATTTCCTAGGAATTAAGGTGAAATTTTGCTCTTCGCACAAGCTGCTTAGCTCTTCAAACGTTTCATCTTCAAGGCTATAATCAAATTTTGTTTCTTTTTCTTTGATTTTTTCTTTGAATTTAAAATCAAAATCCTTTACAATAGCTTTTATTAACGGTGCCGTATAATCGTTAATTTGAACAATCCAGTTTTTATTGTATGGAGAGAAACGGGCGGTATATCCGCAGTTTTTAATTTCCTTGATTATTTCATCGGATTTTTGAAACGTGAACACAATAGATTTATTAATCTTGTCTATCTCATATAGTCTATTCATCTATACTGTTATCAAGTGTTTTTAGTATTTCAGGCAAGTTCTCATTTACATTATCTAATTCTTTATCAAGTAGATATGTGCTGAGAACTCCGTCTTTTCTTTGCTGATTCACAATTTTAAAAAAATTTTTAATTGGAGTAAAAAGCGTTTTTAACTTCGTTTTTTGTTCTTTTTTCATTGCTTCTTGATTTTAGTTAAACATTTAATTTTTTCCTCAAATATTCACAAATTAGGTAGGCGTCAACCTTGTTATCATCTTCTGTTTTTGCCCTCTCCGTTTTTTTAAAATCCAGTTTTGGATTAAGTGCTTTTGCAACCATTATCGAGGTCGCTTTTGTATCGTTAACCATAGTTTTGCCCGTGGAGGATGGTTTCTTGATTTTTTCAAAACCCTTATACATAACCGATTGCCATTTTTGAGGTCTTACCATCTCAATTTTTGCACCTAATATTATAGCAACCATTTTCTGTAAACCTGCTACGTGCCCAAAGTTGAAATTATTCTGAGCTGACCAACCTTCTCTTCCGTGAACATCTTCAATAGCTGCGTGAAGTTCGTAGGATTTGAATTTATAATGAATTTCGTAAATAAGGGGTTTAAAACCTTCTTCATGAAATACAGATTTCATTTGTGGTTTTCCGCTTTTTAAAAATTCTCCAGATCCAACCTTGTGATAGGGCATCGGGTAGAAAGTGTATTCACCTTCTGCGTAAACGCAAAAAAAACCGGATTTCCCCGGGTCTATTCCTATTATTGCTTTTTTCATTTGTTATTCTCTGTTTATTATGCAAATAAATCTTTTAATTGTGTTGATGATTCAGATTTAATGTTGTCAGAATCTCCGTCGTATTGACTAAAGACCTTATCTATCAGACTATTAATGTACCTAGATGTAATTTTCTTCTTGTCTACGTTTCTAAGTGCATCTATCAACATTGAAAAATACGCAACATCGACACCAATTAACTGATCCTCCAGTACTTCTATATCAGTAAGGTCAAGCTCTGACACTTGAAACAATATTTTCAAAATCTCACCTGCACTCATTGTCCATCCTCTACGGATGAACTTTTTCATTCTGATTACAGAAGTTAGTGGGTATAGAGATCCTTGATAAACTAAGTTCTTAGTAATCAAGCTCTCAAGGGCAGCTTGATTTAAAATCAAACCATCTTGAAATGTAAAATAATTAGTTGCATGTATATAATCAAATGTCTTGTGGATTTGTTCAACGTTTCCATTGAACCTTAGAACTATTTGAACATCTTCTGTTAGTGAAATTGCATTTTGAGAAATGAACACAGGTAAGTATTTTTCGTCTTCTTTTCGCTCAATTCTCACACCAGCTCCACTTACATCAATCTTGATTTGATTTGGCTTTAAGTTAGAGATTCTAACATATGCTTCAGAAGAATATCTTTCATTTTTTCCTGATTCTGGATTGTCCCAAAACCCCGATTCAGGGATTTTTGGAAATCTTTTTTCTAAATATTCGCCCCTAAGTCTGCCATCCAAAACATCGCCAGGCTTATAGTATTCAGCTAAACGCTTCAAGACGTCCATATTTTGAATATAAACATCATAGTCGTTTACTTGCTCCTTCAGTAGCATTGAAGCAATCGATCCGCCCGAAATTAAAATGTTTTTCTTAACATCTCCTCTTAGTGTTTTGTCTGCAATGGTCTCTAGCCATTCATTCATCTTTTTAGTGATGATTTTTGCAATTGTTTTTGTTTTCATATGTAAATAAGTTTAAAAGTTAAAAATAATAATTAGTCAGGTATTAGGGATTCCAACCCATAAACTTAGTTCTTGCTGTTAAGTAGCAGACCAATGACCTTTTTGAGGCTCATTGTATACCTGATGTTTAAATAAAATATATTTAAGGCATCTCACCTCTTTTACTTTGTAGTAAGTGTGAATGTTTACTAACTTAGTTTAAATCTATCTAATTAATATTTCTCTGCCAAAATCATAGAATCCGAAATATTTAAAGTTCTTCTGTGATATTTCTAGAATATCTAGATAAATCTAGTTTAATTATAATTTAAAAGATTGTCCCAAGATTTCAATGCTTAGGAAGTTTTGTAATTGTTTGCCTTGCTAGCAAGGTCTTATTTTAAGGGAGTTCTACCCACCTACAAAACCCTCTATCGTAATTAAATTGAAATGTATTAAATCGCTGTGCCTAATACCAATTACTTTAAAGCAATCTTGTTTTTATTCAATTCAATTGCTTAGTCAAATCAAAGCCTGTGTTGTCTTTCAAAACTTTAATTCTTTTTCTGAAAAAATTCATCTTTATTTTACTGATTGCGGCAGTGTTCTTGTTAACGTAATCAGTAAAAGATTTTATTGTCTTGTTAGGCTTTTTCATAACTTTATTTTTTAATTAAACATATAACAAAGATATGACAAAAAACAATACGATCCAAATTTATTTTTCAATTCTACTAACATTATTCTCTTTTACGATCAAAATCCTGTCGCTATTTGCCTCTTCGTCAGTCACATGTGTAATAATCATTACTGCAACATTTAATTTTTTTGCAGCTTCGATTGTGTGTTTTAAGATCAAAGAATCTGCACCTTCAAGTACTTCATCAATGCTTAAGAAATCTAACCCTCCATAGGGATGTGTTTCATTGATCATGTGTCTATTGGTTAATATAGAAGTGAATAATAAAATACTCTTTTCGCCTCCGCTGAAGGAGTCAAATGTTCTTTCTATGTCCCTAATTACCTTTGCAGTGATTTCTTCCTTAATTGTGCCGTCAGCTCTGACTTTGAATCCATCCATCTTGATACTAATATCAGAACCCATACCTTCTAAGTACCTATTGAAATGATATCCAATCACTTCCAAAGACTGATTTGCTAAAAACATACGGAATTGCTTAAAGTTGTTTGACCATTGATTTCTATCGTAGATTTGATCCGCAACTTTTGAAAGCTCTGATTTGTTCAAACTTTGATTTTTCTCCAGTTTTGTTAAATCGATTTTTAATTCAGCTATAACCTTTTTATTATTACCTACTTTTAAATTATTGATTTCTTTGTTTAGATCTTCTATCTTGGTTTTGAAATTCTCGATTTGCGAATCAAGGATTTTGCAATTATCGTTTCTGTTCTCGATTTTTGTGCTCAAGTCGTTCATATTGGCTTCTAGCGTATCAATATCTCTGTCGCAATCTTTTAACTCATTCTTAAGGCGTTCAAGTTTTTTTTCTACCTTTCTTAGTTTTTTATCAACTTTATTGCAGGCGATTATTAATAATTGTTTTTCTTCATTTTCTTTTTGTTCTTTTTTGTTGATATTCGAAACACTTGATTCTACGGTGGATAGGTTTGTTTTTATTTCATCTATTGCGTTCATAGATTTTAGAACCAATTCTTCAACCTTTGGTTTTATTTGAACCGCTTCTTTTTTCTTTTTTCTAACCTTTTCAATATCTTCATCAAGTAAGAACTCATGCGAACATTTTGGACAAACTATTGAACCATCCATTTTCAAGCTAACCTGCTCTATAAGATTGATTAGTTGAGATTCTTTTGATTCGTAGTTTTTTAATGTTCTTTTCTCTTCTTTTAATTTTTTACTGTGTTTTTCTGAATCAGAATTGAAATCTTTTCTTTTATCATCCCAGTTTGTCAAAACAAAGCTTTCTACTAGGTTTTTAGCCGTTTTAAGCTCTTCTTCTACGCTTTTGACATTGTCACATATAGAAACAATTTCAACCTCTATGTCGGCCTTGTTTGCGTTTTCTTGCCTAATCTTTTCTTCTTTGTTTTTGATCTTTATGAAGGAGGATTTATTTTTTTCTTTTTCTACCTGTTGAATCTGTTTAGTGTCAAATATACCTTCTTCGATTAACTCTATATTCTCCTGAAGTTCAGAAATGCTTTCTTTTAACTCATTTTTGAAATCCCGGTTTTTCTCTCTATCAATTTGCTCATTTACTTGATTTATAGCACCTTCTGTTTTGTTGACTTTTGTTTCAAGTTTTTTGTAATCCTCATCAAGATGCTCTGTATCAATGTTTTCCAAACCTTCTATTATGCTTGCATCAGAAAACCTGTTAATCAAATCTACTTTTTCTTTATTAGAGGAAGAAAAAAATGATTTAAAACGTTTTTTTGAAACCAAATAATAATTAAACAAATCATCCTTAGAAATAGCTAACCATGTATCTATATATTTTTTACCGTCTGCAACTCCTGAAACGTTAACCTTTTCCCATTTTTTTGATCCGTATTCCTGAATTTTTAGAGTCAAAACATTTGAACCATTCCTGTTTATAATCCACTGGATTTTCAAAACCCGTTTTCTAAAATCGCAGGAGATAAATAGTTGAACTTCAGCTTTTTGTTTTCCGTATGTGATTAATTCAATATCTCTAACCCCTCTACTATTTGTTCCTGTTATGGAAAATTCAATAGCTGTTTGTATACCAGATTTCCCTGAACCACAAGATTTTTGATTGTCATCCGTAAAATTTAAACCTTGTACTTGTATAGGTTTTTGGGGAAAATCGTAATCAAGATAGTCGTATGACAAAAAGTCTTTAAGAATAAGTTTGTCTATTTTCATATCTTTACTTTGCTTTTTTTTTTAAAATATCTACTATGTCAGGATTTTCTTCAAGCACAATTCTTAATTTTTTCATGCCTTGCGCCAAATTTGCACCGTCAAATTTAAAATAAGAACCATTTTTCTCAATAATCCCCTTGTTTACACACGCATCAATCAACCCTGTCATATCATCAACACCTTTGCCGTATATGATATCGTTCTCTATGTTTTTAAAAGGTGGTGCGATCTTGTTTTTTACAATTTTTATTTTTTGCTTAAATCCAATTATATCTTCACCTTCTTTTATCCAACCTTTATTTCTAATGTCCAGTCTTTGAGACGCATAGAACTTTAAAGCGTTTCCTCCTGTTGTTGTTTCTGGGTTTCCATACATCACTATTTTTTCACGTAACTGATTAATGAAAATAATAGTACATCCGACCTCGTCGGCAATCCCAGTTATGGATTTCAAACCTTGTCCCATCAGCCTAGCGTGAGCTGCCATCTTTGCCTCTCCAACTTCACCCTCAATTATTGCTAACGGTGTTAATGATGCAACAGAGTCTACTACAATCAAATCTACTTCAGCTTTATGAATGATATATTTTATCGCTTCAAATGCTTGCTCTCCGCAATTTGGCTGAACTAGCAGTAATTCATTAGCATTAACTCCGATTTGTTCACAATATTCTGTATTCAATGCATGTTCTGCGTCGATTATTGCCGCAACTCCACCCCCTCTTTGAATAGAAGCAATTGCTTCAAGAGCTAAACCTGTTTTTCCTGCTCCCGATGGCGCGTAAATTTCAATTACTTTTCCAACAGCATAGCCTCCGCCTAGTTTAACGTCAAGATCAGCTCTACCAGAAGAAAATGTGTCAACATTCATATTCGCCTCTGACATTTTCATTAATACAGGTTCCCCGTATCTTTTTTCTAACGCTGTCATCGCCGCTTTGATTCCTGCTGCTTTGTTTTTTTTATCCTTACCCATCCTTATCCTTCATAAAGTCCTCAAAGTATACAGCTCCTCTCTCGTAACTATACCCTTTCTCGTTGCAAAATATCTTTAATTTCTCACCAACCTGTTTTTTATCATATTTTTTGATAATATTAGGTTGGATCAATGTTTTTTCATCCTTAGTTTTTGAAAACAGTATTTTTACTTGTATTCCAGAATCCTCGAATATGTTTTTATCAAAGGCTTTTAGCTTGCTTTCCTCTCCCGTTATTTCAAACCGAATAGATGCATCAAGTTTTTGAAAAGCGTCTATTAAATCCTTGATATTGTCCAAATCCTGGGAATCCAAATCAATTTCAACAATAGTATATTCTCGAAATTTGCCTTTGATAATTTCATATGAAAAATCATCGTAAATAATCGAGAATCCTTTGTTTGCATTCTCTTTAAATTTAGCTTGTCTTAATGAAGGAAGGTGAACTATATCCTTAGTTATCTCATGAGTATCGTGGTAGTGGCCCAAATAAACTTTTTTCCACTTTCTTAACATTCTTTCTGTTATAGTATTCTTATTGCTTATACTACCTGCATTTTCAGAGCCCATCATTTCAAAATGGCTTATCAAAACATCACCGCCTTCAGCTTCGTTTATAAGCGGAATTAACACTTCGTCAGAAAAGAAAGGTAAAAGAGTAACATCAACACCCTCAATAACCACCTTTTTAAGCGTTTTAAAGAATTTTACCCTTGGATGGTATCTATACACCTCTAAGAATGAATAAGAGCTGTCGTAGTCTGTTTTGTCATGATTTCCCGGAACTATCCACAAAACAACCCCTGCCTCGTCGAACATTTGAATCATTTTATCTAACGTTTCAAATGTATTCAGTCTTTGCGCACTTCTGGAGATCAAGGCGTCACCCGCCAAGACTATGTTTTTTATATTATTTTCAACAGCATAATTCAACATATGATCAATTGAAACCAATATAGCTTGACCGTTGTTCGAATCTAGGTGCATATCGTTGAAAATGATAAACTTAGGTTTTTTCATATAATTATTAAAAAGGGGCTTTCGCCCCGTTAGTTATTTTTTTAAAAGTGCATCTAATTGGCCGTCAATTTTACTCCTCTCTACTGTTGAATCTGGTTCATTGTCCTCTTCGTCTGAAAAGGGCAGTTCGTCATCCGCTAACACGAAATTATACCATTTCACCAATTCGTCTTTTGACAGATTTGGCATTTCTTCGCCTTTGTAATTCTTTACAATATAAGCTTTTATAGCTTTTTTCATTTTTAGAGGCGTTACTTTTTGAGGCTCTTTTTTTTCTTCAGTTTTTTCAACCTCTTTTGGTTTTTCTGCTGTTTTTGCCTCTGATTTCTCCTTCGCTTTTGTGTCAGAAAATTGAGAACAAACTTTTTCCTCAACTTCTTCAACAAGCCACTCAGTCAAATCTTCAAAAAAACGTTTTATCAATTTTTTTGTTGAATTTTTGAACCAATCAGGATCCTTTGAAGGGGCATCTTCGTTTCTCAAATTTATTTTTTCACCGTTTTGTCTAAAAGATATACCCATGACTCGTTTTTTATCCTTATCCAGAAAATCAAAAGGTTTCACGAAAATCTCTTTTGATAAATCGGCTTTTAGTAGGGCTTTCATCATATCTTGTGAATAACGGTTGTTGGTAGAGATTGAAATGATATATTTGCCTCCATCCTCGTCTTCAAAATTCACGTTAATGTTTTCACCATACTCTTGGTGTGTTTTGAATTGAACCCCTGTTATTGTTCCTGTAAGATCTTGATACCTGGCACCTTTTCTAACACCTGTTGTCTTATCTGCCTTAGTGTATTCTTGCGTTGCGTAATTTGAATCGGTCTCCTCTGCCTTTCTGTTCCAAATGTAACCGCCTGCAATTGAAAGAAATACACCTGTGTTGTTGTTAACTGTTCCTAATCCCATTTTTTAATTTTTTTTAATTATAAGTTGTGTTAAAGGACTTTTAGTTGATTTACAGTGCCTTGAGCTGTAAAATTATAATAAAATCGCTTCTTCAAAAGGTATTAAATCTTGCCCGTAATCCGCATATACACAATAGTGTCTTTCTCTATAATCTATTAAAACCACTTGAGCTTTGAACGTTTTACCTCTATATTGTTTTGGTGTTTCAACAGTATCTGGAAAACTCCACCTAATCCAATCTCCTGTTTTTGCCGTGTTGCACATGAACTTTTATTTTTGATTCAATTTCTTCTAATAGCTCTTTGTTATATTCTTTGTACTTTTCAAGAAAATCCTGTAAATAAAGAATATCTTCACCTGTTTTCATTCTATCCTGAACTATAATATCTATAGCTTTTTCAATCTTGACACCCCAAGCAATATTTGTTTCAACTATTTTTTCTTCACCTGTCTTTTTTGATTTTGAAAGGTGTTCTTTGTATACGTCAAAACATTTTACTCCAAGACTGTCTTTTATGATATAATCTATTACTTTTATTGTCATTTTTCCATATTTTTTAAAATGTGAGCAATAACATCAACTGTCCAGCCGTTCCCTAGCATTCTGTATCGTTGAGAATCACTAACGCCTTCTGTGTAATTATCTGGAACGGTTTGAAGTCTTTCAAATTCGATAGGTGTTAATTTTCGAAATTTCCTACAAGCCTCTTTAAATTTGGGATGATTTAGGCCAAATTGAGACAATATACACTGTATCTTTTTATCTAACTCTTCAAATCTATAGTAATCTTTCCTAACCTATTGCCAGTGTCTTCTGGATAGTTTTTATCTGCTATTCGTATTGCGTACTTATCTATTTCAGAACTATAATAATTATCAACTTTTACCCCTGTCCTTTCTAAAGCTATTCTTCCGCCACTCAATCCGTCAAATAAACTTAGTATGTTCATCTATTTCTTCTTAATTAATATTCCGTTTACTTTTCCTTCAACCATCTCTTTTACAAAAACTTCTGGAGTTGTTCCTGATATTAAACTGTTCAGCTTCCTAGACTTATTTTGAGCGGCCCAATATAAAGATTTTATGTCATTCAACATTTTTTCTCTTTTGATGTATTCTTTGCTCAATTTGATCCATTCAGGATCGGTTTCATAGCAAGAATCTAAAGCTTTTTCTGTTAACTTCACTTTTACTTCTTTACCGTTTACTTCGATCAAGTAGTGTCCAGAATTTTGAAACGCTGAAGCTCTTTTTTTATCCTTGATTTGGCCTTGCAATATTTTCAAATCTAATTTAAGATCAGCTACTTGACCTTCAAGTTCGGCTTGCAATAGACCAATTCTATTAGCCGATGCATCAGCCGTTACAGCTTCTCCAAAAATGTTTGAAGTATCAATTTTGGTCAAATCATCTACATTAATAACGCTTTCAAAATCATCATGCTTTAAAACTATAGGTTTATTTCCTACATGTATTGTATATCTCATATTTTTGTTTAATTATTTTTCGTCTCTCCAGCATTTGAAATAAGCACTTCTTGGAAAATCTTTTACAGGCTTCATTCCTGTATATTTCAGGTGTTTACCTATGTATTTCCCCTTGTTTCCCAATAATTCAGCTTTCTCTTCGTTGTCAAAGCCATTTAAACTAACTTTAAATGTTCCAATGTCCTCATACTCAACCAAAAAACCACTAGCTAAACCCGATTTTTCCCTATCGGCTTTTTTCTTAGATGTTACCGATCTGCCAAGCTCGTTAACAGTTTTTTCTGTACCGTCCTTTGCTTTTGTTCCTTCTAAAACGTCCAATACAACGCCGTCATACTCGATTTTATCATCCTTCATTTTTAAAATCGTGCCTTGCTTCAGCGTGTTTCTGCCAAACTTGTATTTGTGATTTTTGTGAGTCAAAACTAAGCCTTCATAATTATTTTTTAAGGCCAAATCATACATCCCATCAAGTCCTTCTTTTGTTTTTACGGTTAACATGCCTGGCAGTGCAATAATGTCCCCAAATTCTTCTGCAAATGGAGACAATTTTTTGAAAATTTCTTTCATTCTTTTTTCGTGTCCAATATCTTCGTGAGCATCTAGAATTATCCCATCAAACAAATGAAATTTTAAATCTATATGAAATGTGGTTAAGAATTCTATTTCTAATCCATCATAATCATCTTTGAATTTTTCTAGATTTTTTGCCTTCTCTTTTTCTAACTTTTTTTTATATTCCGGCGTCGTTACATCGGATTTTGAAAAAAACCGAAAAATACTATTGAATTTTAAACCGTGCATGTAAAACTCACCGTCTAAGGATATGTTAAGTTCTTTACACTTATCTGCAAGTGCTTGAAACCTATCCACAACTATTTTACTACCAGGTATTTTCAATGATCTTGTTAAAACCTTTCCGTCAATTAATTGTAGCCTACAACCATCTTTTTTGAAGTTGATTGAATAACGGTCATATCCACCGTTTTTTAAAATAATGGCATCCATATTAAGAGAATCATCTTTTGGATTGTTTGGTATCAAATCGGGTTTAAAAGTTTTTTCTTTATTCATTTATAATTTATTTAAAAATTCATGTAACTTTTTATTCCAACGAGCATCTGCTAAAGCGTTATGTTCGTTGTTTGTTTGGGGTAATTAGGGTATCACAATTATATCCCCATCGAAATCCCGTCTAAAATATCCTATTTTATTATGTGTTTTTTTAATTATTCCTTTTTCCATTAACCTAATTGCAACCTTGTACCAGTCGACATACGGCCTGTGAAATTCTGGTTCAATCAATGGACATCCAAGTGCAGCATCGTCTATATATAGTTCTGCATAACATTTATTTGATTCTGTCCATTTTTCTTGGCCTATGTCTTTCTGAATCGAATATAGTTCAATATCGTTTTTCTTGAACCAGTTGATTGCATCCGTCAGGTATGCTCCCGATTGTGAAAATATGTTTGGATCATCTGTCTTCACTTCATCCATATCACTTCGCATAGTATAGAGAATAAGTTGATGACCATTTCTGATTAATTCTTTCAAAACTGGCACCGCTCCTATATCTCTGCCTACTTTAGGGAACTCATGGGTCACGCAAGTTCCATCAAAATCTATTGCTATTTTCATTTTATGTTTTTAGATTAATATCGTTACCGCACGTCGGACAATTAAAATGCCCTTTCATGTTACCTATTTCTACAACATCCCCACAGTTATCACACGTTACAGTCGACACAATCTTTACAAAACTTTCATTCTCAGTCAAATAACTTGCTTTTTTGTTCTTTTTTCTACTCATTATTTTAATACTTTTAAAACTGATTTTTCAGTTAGTGTAAATTGATTACCTTTTGTCCATTTTGCTTCATATCTCAAACCTGCCGAAAAAACAATAAAAGATTTTTCACAATTCTTTAAGGTTTCTTCAAATCTTGCATATTCCTCTGACCATATAATCACCTTATACATCTTGTAGTTATGTTCAATTTGAATCCTCGCATATTTCCCCCTTCTGCTTTTTCCTACCTTACATTCAACTACATAGCCACCAAAAGATTTGAAAATCTCTCTGTTTTGTTGTTCGTTCAATTCAGATAAGCTACAAAAATCTATATCAATACCTTCATCTTCAACGATTTTTCTATAATCCACAAAAGCCAAACCTGTTAATTCCTTCTGTTTTAGCAACCACCACCATTTTTCTCCGGTAGAGCCAATAGTATAAGGATCCCGTGCTTTGTTTGATAGTTTGACTTTTTTTAACAATCTGAATCTATTTATTAGCGAAAATCTAACGTTTTTAGCGTCTTTTATGCGATATAAGCCATCAAAAGCTCCTGCTGATATAAGTGCTTCAAAAGTTTGTTTCTTTACCTTAGAACCTGTAAAAGTGTGCCTTTTTATAAAATCGGTTAGACTATAGTAAACGCCGTTAGCTTCTTTTTCTGCAATTACTTGCATTGCAGTATCGTCACCTATGCCCTTAATTGAACCTAAACCCCAATAAATCTTCTGGCTATCCATATCTGAATGCATTTCTATACCAGAAATGTTGATATCAGGAGGTAAGATTTCAATGTTTTTTGCTTGCGAGATTTCAGAAAGATATATTAACGTGCTCTTATCGTCTGCCCAATCAAGCGCAACTGTCCAAAATTCTAGAGGAAAATTAACTTTGAAAAACATACTTGCATACGCTGTTTTTGCGTATTCGGCAGCGTGAGATTTGTTGAATGCATAGGAAGCAAAGGCTTCCCAGTCGATCCATATCTTTTCAATAATAGTTGAATCGTATCCGTTTTTTAAACAGCCTTTAACGAATAAATCTTTTAATTTATCCATAACAGCCTTGTTTTTTTTCCCCATGGCTTTTCTGAGATCGTCCGCTTGTCCACCTGTAAGCCCACCTAGTTTTTGAGCAAGCAACATAACCTGTTCTTGATATACCGTTACTCCATAGGTTTCACTAAGACACTCTTCCATATCAGGTAAATCATACTTTACAGGCTCATCTCCGTGTTTTCGCTTAATGAATGAGGGAATGTATTCAATTGGCCCAGGTCTATACAATGCGTTCATTGCAACTATATCTTCAAACCTATTTGGTTTTAAGGACTTTAGATAGTTCTTCATACCGTCAGATTCAAATTGAAAAACATCACTTGTCCAACCATTTCCGAAATACCTATATACTTCAGAGTCATGTGGTAAATTATAGATATCTGGAACTTCCTTGTTGTTTTGTCTAAGCAGGTTTGACATATTTTTTAATTTATCTAACTGCTTCAATCCCAAAATATCCAACTTCAAAAACCCAGCGTCATCCATCTGATATCCATCCCACTCGCTTACAATTAACCCGTTTTGCTTTCTAACCGGGCACCATTCTGATGTTTTCATAACATCAGGAAAAATGATCATTGCGCAAGGGTGTATTGAGTTTGTTTTTGGTTGATTCAATAACGTTTGCATCATATGGAATATATCAGAGTTTTCTTTGATGTATTGTTTCAGTCTTGGCTCTGATGCTGACCGTATGAATAAATCCAGCATCGAAAAATCCTTGTCGTCAATAATGGCGGTCATCAAATCAGCTCTTGCAAAATCGTTATCAAACTGTCTATCAAAGTCTTTCAGCAATCCTTTTAATTTCAAGGTTGAAACTGAACCAACCGAACAGACCTGCTTTACCCCAAAACGTTCTTCCATATAGGCTTTTACTCTGCCTCTAGATTTCCCTTCAAAATCTGTGTCTATATCGGGAAGCGTTCCTCCTATCAATTTACTACCCTTTACTTCAACTATTTTTGTTATTTTCACATTAGTTATGTTTTAAAATTTCATCCCCCTGTTTTAGTTCCTCTACAGGCAAAATTATTTCTTTGCTGTTCCGTAAAACTCGCAATATTGAACCCTCGTTCAATATCAAACTATCGTTAATCTTATAGGCTTTACATTCACCAATTTCACCCATACGCCCATCATTCAGAAACCTTTCAAAAAGCAATTCATGCTTCAACGGATCGATTTGAATTATATCTAGCAAATAGCTAACAACTGATCCCCCTGCTGAACCTCGACCAAAGCCAACCAAGCCACCGTCTTTTTTTTCATTTTGAATAACATCGTAAAGGTTTAAAAAATAGTCGATTACATCACCTTTTTTCAAAACCCTTACCTCTTCTTTTAACCTATTTATGTATTCATCGTTAGGTTTTATTCCACGTTCTTCAAACCCGATTTTTAAAAGATGTATGAAAAATTTTTCGTTCGTTCCAAACTTTTCTTTCTCTTTTGGAGTCATTACATATTTGGGTAGCCTCCTATTGTCGGTGTCATATGTAAAATTACAAGCTTTTACAACATTTTCCAGATTTTCAACAGCTTTTTTGTACAGTTTTATCCAAAACGTGCTTTCAGAATCAAACATTGAAATTAACTCTTTTGCGTATTGGTCGTTATTTTTGAAATATTGGTTTCTGGTTTTTGAATCAAACTTTTTTCCAATACTCCATAGCGCCTCTCTAGCTTGATAATCAGCTTGTTCTAGATAATAAGCATCACATATAGCAACTGGTTCTATATCAGACTTAATGAAGACTTCGAGGTTATTTGTGTATTCAATATCCTCCTCCTCACTTTCAAAAACCACTGTGTCCAACTGATAATAAGCCTCAATTTTTGGCAAATCACTATATTTCAAACTTTTAGGATCAAAAACAACCACCAAACCTTCAGTGTGTTCAATAAAAAAGGCTTCATCAACAGCACTTTTTTCTTGAACGTTTACAACTTCGTTTAGTTTAAGTAGATTTTGCCATCCCGTGAAGTTCTTGGCGTATAACTTAACATCATATGTAGATAGTTTTTTTTGAATTGACACGGTTAGTCCAATTATAGGTTTTATGTTGTTTTTTCTACATATGTTTTGAAAAGCTATTACACCAGCTAGCGTATGCTTCTCACAGATTCCCAAGGTTTTAACTCCTAAGAAATTTGCTTTTGCAATCCATTCTTTATATTCGCCGATTCCGTTAAGTAGTTCATTTCCAGAATGTATACCTAGAAAAGTGTTTGTAGGAAGCTTTTGATTAACCTCTCCGATGCACTTTAGTTCTTGCATTGTCACTTCTTCATAAGCTTTTTGCAAATACCACCTTCCGCAAAACTCATATATATGACCTGTTGTTAAATCATGTTCTGTTTTTGAAATAAATTCAAAATCTTCATCAAAAATCTTAACCGAATCATCTAATATTTCGTAGGTTTCGTTATTGATTTTTAAAATATTGTCTTCAAACTCGGCTTTCAAAAGATGGGTTTTGCAATACTGTTTCAGTTTTTTTATTTGTTTCATTTATTTTCCCATTTTTTCCATGTCCGAATTTTAATCTGGTTTTTTATTTGCAAAAAAACCTCTTCTTTTACTGTTTTTGGAATTGAAATTGGTTCTAAAATAGTGCTTTTGCCATACTTGTCATATACATCAATTAGCCTCCATTTTTGCTTTCTTGGCGGCTTTTCTTCGCTTCGAAACCCAACTAATACCGCATTTAAATCAAATAAATGAAAAATCCATACGTCTCTATTGAATTTTCCAGTATCTACTACAACATCTATGCTCATGTTTTTTCTGATTCGTTATCAAATTGTCGAATACGCTCTTGACAAACATGTATGATCTTCTCATAGTCAAGCCTTCTAGACTCCCCTTCCTTGTCCCTAAGGACTCTTTTTACAATGTCTGCATCAAATGGATTTAGATTATATTCTATCCATATATCCCACGGTTGTATTTTGTGTTTTGAGTAATCAGATTTTCCTATATTGTAATTCCTTACATCTTCTTTTTTTACTTTAAGTTTTTTAATTTTTTTAATTTTTTTTTGTTTGGGGTATCTTTTAAAAAACAGTTCAAAGTTTAGGTCTTTCAGAATGTTAATCCAAAACAGATCGCCTTCTATTGCTAGCTCCCACACAAAACCTTTGCTGCTATTCGAGACGCTTTTTTCAAACACCGTAATATCTCTTCCGTTTCCTTGCTCAACCTGCCTTTCAAGCATTTTCTCAACTATCTCTTCAGGAAAACCTTCTAATTGTCCTTTGTAATTTTTCATATCTTTATTTTTAATGTAATTGAATATTAAAAGTTAAACATATTTTATTATAAATTAAGTCTATAGCTAACCAATATTTATAAACGGTTGACTTTTAAAACTATTGTGTCAGCGATTTTTTGCAAAAGTTTTTCATAATTCCATATTTTTCAAAATGTGAGCAATAATATCTACCGTCCAACCGTTTCCTAACATTTTGTATCGTTGAGAGTTTGAAACGTGATTTGTGTAATTATCTGAAACGGTTTGCAAGCGTTCACATTCTAACGGCGTTATATATCTATAATGCTTACCTTCTTCAAGTTCCTTATAGACATCTGGATATCTACCTTTCTGTAAAACACTTACAACGTTATTTTTTCGTACAGTGGTTAGACAATTCATTTTATTCCCCCCTCGCACCTCCAAACATTGAGTTAATTTCAAATTTTTATTATAATCTTCTCTTTTTTTTTGTTCGTTCAATCTTCTGCCTACTATACAAGCAGGTTGATCCACTATGCCAAAAAATCTTTGAGAGCTATATTTCTTGTGATGACTAGCTTCCAGCATTTGCATTTTTTCAAAATCCTGATGCACCTTTAACTTTTTTCCGTTTTTTGTTCCATGTCTGCCTATCCAGTCCATAGCCTTGTCTGTATAATACATTGAACCCCACTCTACACCGTGCTCTCGAACATCCCCCCAAGCAACCCCCTTATCCTTTGGCTGTTCTACATTGGGAATGTTGGTCCAGTATAATCGTTTTCTATTTTGGGCACTGACTAAATCGCTGTTTATCTCTATAGGTTCAACTCCCAGCATTTTTGAAATAATGTCTTGGGGCTCTTGTTTCATTTTTACGTTTTCTAGAAGGAAATATTTAGGATTTGTTTCATCTTTTAGCCTGATGAAATCAAAAAATAGTTTACTTCTAGGATCATTGAAATTTAGCTGTTTGCCAGCAAAACTAAACCCCTGACAGGGACTTCCCCCTACCAATAAATCTATTTTTTTCAACTCTTTTCCCTTAACTTTCCTTATATCTCCAAGCTGGATTGTGTCGGAATAATTGGCATTATTGACTATGTTTGCATATTTGTCTATTTCGATAGAATAACGCTTATTAACTTTTATATTTTCTCTGTCTAACGCTAACCATATACAGCCCATGCCATTAAAAGCGCTCACTACATTTATGTTTTTCATATTTTATTCAATAAATCATTCCGCATTTACATACTTTTATTTCTGCATCACTAGGGTGAACCATATTTATTTCATTACAATATGTGCAAATTTTTGCCCTTAACTGCTCATCGGATGAACCAAATCCCTTATCTCCCCGTGCATCTTCTCCAACTTCAGAAACCTGTTTTGTCCAGCCTATTTCACAGTCAATCATTTTGTACACAATCAATTGCGCAATTCCTTTGCCTTTCTTGACTGTTTGTATATCGTAGGAATCATTATAGATTTTTATACCGACGTTGCCTCTGTATGAGTTGTCAATGATTCCAAAAAAAGGAGATAAATCCTGCTTGAAACCTAGCCCAGATCTGCCTTCAATTCTGAACCAGTAACCTGGAGTTATAAACCCGACTTTCAAACCAACATTTACAATAATGGATTTTCTAGGCAGGACTTCAAGATTCTCTGTTAGAAAAATGTCGAAACCTGCATCTCCAGTTAATGGATTTTTGTAGTTTTTTTTCGGTAATTTTGCGTCTTTATGTGTTTTAATAAATTCTATTTTCATATTTTTACAGTTATTGAGGTTTCAATTATTACTCTTTCTGGATAAGTCCATCCTATCTTACCGTTGCCATCAGTTACAATACCTACAACATCTTTATGCTTTCTGCCCAAATCAACACATTTAACCGTTATCTTTTTAAACTCTTTCGAATTGCTATAAGAATGTACTCTAACTCCTCTCATGCCTTCCTTGATCGGGTTGCCTAGAAAATCAAAAACCTTATTTTTCATATTTGATTGTTATTTATAGGGGGTAAAAACTTTAAAACATTTTCTAATTCATCTATTCTGCCTCTAATATCAATATAGTGCTCCTTTGACAGGTACAGTATTTCTAGGCGACTTTTTAGTTCACTTATTCGCTCTTCTATTTCGTAAATGATATCTCCCACAATGTCCTTGTTTTTAATTAATAATTCATTTTATATTTTCTTCTCTTATATTTGCTTTTTTGATCACCTTCCCCTCTCAAACTTTTTAACATTTTTATGAGAAATTTTGCATTTGCTATTGTGTCCGGCAACGCTCTATGTGCTTCTTTCAGAGTTAGTCCTATCTCATTTGCACATGACCCCAGATTGAAGGCTGGCAATTCTAACCACCTGACACGTGACCACTGAAGCGTATCTACAACAAAATTATTAACAAATTTTAGAAAATTATAACCGTTATCTTCAAACAATTTTTTCATAAAAGGATTGTCGAATTCTATAATGTTATGACCGGCGATTACGGGCCTACTGTTGCCTACCGTATGCTTTATGACGGATTCTTTTATTTTTTCGAATGCTTCTTTTCTGTCCAAACCCTCTTCAAGCAACAACTCTATCGACATATGGGTGATTTCTAACGCTTCGGAACTATAGGCCAAATTAAAATACATTTCAGCAATGTTTCCAAAATCGCTTTTTTTAAGTTCTAAATACTCCTCATACGTCAAAAAACAAGCCTCACCTGCTTCTGTACGTGCGAGCAAATAGTTGTTATAAAAGTTTTCTAAGTCTTCAATTAATGGAGCTAAAGTTCTTAGTGTTAACTGATTTCCTCTATATTCTAAAACTTTTTTATTAGTGCTTTCGTTTTTTTTTCCAAGTTTTGTATATAATAGCTTTGCTTCTTTTTTAAAATCTGGTTTGACTCCTGACAAATCTAGATAAGGTCTGAATGTTACTGAGAATTCTTCAATTATCTCTAATGTGTCATTTTCAAAAGCGACTCCGGCAAACTCTAATATTGCGTTACGCTCAAAATCAAAACCTCCTGTTTCCAGATCGTAAGCTAAAAATCTTTTTATTGGTGTTTTCATATATGTAATTTAAATTATTTTTGTAAAAAATCCTAAAACTTCAAAAAGCGGTGTTTCTTCATAATAGACCAGTCAAGCGTTGAAAAACAATACTTTTTTAAAAATAATTTGGAAATCTTTTTTTGTTTTTTTTGAATATTTTCATAGATTTTTTATCTCCGAAATCCCACTGCGTGTGACACTTAAGGCACAAATGGTTTATATTTTCTACATTGTGCCGCAAGCTTTTTGCAATGGATTTTGGTACTATATGAGAGTACCTGAATCTTGCAATTATTTTCCCATCCAAATCTCGAAAATCTGTAGGCAAATTGACCTCACACTCTTCACATGTATGATCAGACATTTTGAAGCAAATTTCGTAAAACTTTTCATCAAGCTTTATAGCTTCTTTTGTTTTCTTGGCGCTGGTTTGTTTGTAGGGTTGCGTTTTTTGATGTTTTTTGGGCGATTTGGGGGACTTTTTTACTTTCTTGGACTCTATATACCTTTTTCTAAACTTATTGCCGTGAAGGCGCTCATTGTTGCATTCTTGACACAGGCAAAAATATTTATTGACAATGTATTTTTCTTTTTTACATTTTTTGCATTCCATATTTTAGATTTATTTTACAAATATAGTAAATTTTTTTTTACAAAACCAAAATCCAACCTTCTAAAAAACCAAGGCTTGTAACTGCCTGATAATCAGTAGCGGTTTTTCACCTTTGTAAACGACTGATTTTTAACCAGTTAACCCTTCAAAAATCTTGACTGGTCTATTATGAAGAAACCCAAAAAAAAGGGAAGA